AGATTACACTAGTCAAGAGCTAAATGTAATAGCATATGGCTCTAAAGATCCTGTATGGATTCAAGCATTAAAAGATGGAAAAGATCTCCACAGTGTTTGCGCTGAGTTAGTTTATGGAGATCAATGGGTGGATAGTGCTGAAGATAATTGTGCTTATCTTGTGAATAAGTCAAAGTGCAGTTGTCCGAAGCACAAAGCCCTAAGAAATAATGTTAAAACAATTAATTTTGGTTTAGCTTATGGTATGGGCCCACATAAATTATCAGATAATTTACAAATATCAAAAGATAAAGCTACATCTCTTATCAAAAAATACTTTAAAGCTTTTCCATCAATCGGGGGGTTTTTGGAAAAGCTTGGTAATTTTGGTAAGAGATATGGCTATATTAAAACATTTCCTCCTTATAATAGAAAGAGATGGTTTGATAAGTGGTACGATCAAATATGGAATCATAGATCAGCAAGTATGGAATTAGGAACTATTGAACGTGCAAGTAAAAATACTCCTATTCAAGGTGCGAGTGCAGATATGACTAAATTAGCATTAGTATATATTCACAAATATATTAAAGAGAATAATATACCTGTTAAATTAGTAATGACTGTACATGATCAAATTGATACTATTTGCAAAGATAGTTATAGTAAAACATGGAAAAAGAAAATGACTGAGTTGATGGAACAAGCAGCTCAAGTAATAGTTACAAACGGCCTATTGAAAGCGGATACAAATATATCTAAAACATGGGAAAAATAAATTATTATGAAATACGAAGTAAATGAAGAAAGTCCAAGACATAAAGAGGCTTTACACATTATTAATATGGTATCTAAAGCAGTAGGTATGCATATGAATACACTTTTAGGTAAGAAAAGACAAAGACACATTGTAGATGCACGTCGTGTATGTTATGTGTTGTTACATGAAAAGATGCAATTACCTGCAATACATATAGGTGCATACTTTCAAAAAGATCATGCTAATGTAAGACATCATCAGAAAATGCATGATGTTTTATATAAAGTGTATCCTGATTATCAGATTATGTATGATAAAGCAGAAAAAGTAGTAAATGCTAATGAATATGTTGAACATAATATATATGATTGTGTAAACAGTATGTTAACGAGAATAGAATTATTAGAGAAAAAAATTAAAACAATATGAGTGACTGGGATAAAGAACCTTATCAAGATGAGGTTGAAAAAATATATAAATGTAAGTTTTGTGGTGAAGATTCAAAATATGATTTTTGTAATCAATCATGTAGCAGAGCTTATTGGAGTGAAATGGATTAAAAATTAAAAATATGACACCAAAACAAGAAAAAACTGAGAAATTTGCTAAAGTAGCAATAGTAGTAACAAGTATAGTAATAATATTATTACTTACACTAGCAACACTAGGATTATGATAAAAACTATGAGTAATTGTATAAAAATAAAAGATCAAGAACAAAGAAAAGCACTAAATGCTTGGGCACTTGCTGGATACAAAGGATCCATAATAGCAGGTACAGGTTTTGGTAAATCGCGAGTAGGCGTATTAGCAATAGGAAAAATATTAAACGATAATTTAACAGGAAAAGGAATAGTTTTAGTCCCTACCATACAACTACAAGATCAATTTCAAAATGAATTTCACAAATGGGGATATTCAGATGTTCTAGACAGATTAGATATAATATGTTATCAATCTGCACATAAATTAATGGATGAACATTATGATATCGTCGTTGCTGATGAGATTCATTTAGGTTTGAGTAAAGAATATCATAAATTCTTTGAATATAATACATATGATAAATTATTATGTATGACTGCTACTCA